CTGCATCAACCATATCATCATGGCTGCCATACGGGAATGCGACTGATTCATCAATGAATTGCTGGCACCACTCGCCACGCACTACGCGAATCATATTCTGTTCAGCACGCGCGGCCCATGGCATAGCGCGGTGCATCTTATCTTTGCTTACGTGATAGCCAATCAATGTGACGTGTGCCAGCTCTTGCATGCGTCGCAATTCCTGCAGGCCTGCCAAACCATGCAATGCTTCCTCGACACCTTGCGTGGTATCGTCTGCTTCTGATCGCATTACATCGATCATTATTTTGCGTACATCTGGCCATTCAGCCTTAATGCGTATGCCATCTGCAATGTACATCACGCCATCATCAGCCATAGCTACACGCACACTCGCGGTATAGTCTGCACTGTCACGCACACTGGTGGCCAAATCCCAATACCTGTACCACTGCAGGTTTGGTGGTGGTGCGTCAACAATGCTAAACCACTGGCGTTTAAACAGTGCACCAGACAAATCAACAAACTGGCCATTAGCTTCCTGTTCAAATTGTTCACTCGTATAACTTGTGCGTAACGTGTGGATAAATGAATTAGGCAAAAATACATTGTCTGTGGTTTTGCTGTGAATCACTGCATAATCAGGATTACTGCTGCCGTGCCATAAATCGTATATCCAATTACGGCCGCGTGGCGTGGTGGTTATCCACGCCTTGCCTGGCATTTCACGCAATGTGGCAATGGCAATCTGCCACGCATCGATGTGCATCATGGCCGCTTCATCAAACCATATCCAACCAAGATTGGCACCACGCAATCTATCAGGATTGTCTGCACTGCGTAACAATATTGTTCTATTGCCATGCAACACAATAGTGCCTGTGCTGATGTTATGCGTTTTAAGTATGCCAGCAGGCCGTGCAATATCTAATAGCATCTTGCGTGGTCCATCACGTAGCATTGGGTATGTTGGTGCCACGATCATGCCTGTGCTATTTGGTGGCATTCGCAATACTTCGATAACCCCTGCTCTGGTCTTGCCACTGCCACGGCCCCCAATAAAGGCCCGAAACCGTGCAGGATTATTCCAGAACATCTCCTGTGGTTTCGTACACTCGCTGTGGCGTAACGTCCTGTATTGTATCTGCGGTGTTGGTGATTGCTGGTACACGTGGCGTGCCAATCTCTACTACATAATCATGTGTGATGGTTTGCTGTATCTCTTGACGCTGCCTATACTCTGCTGGCATGTGTCGATTCGCCATGGCCATTAGCAACATATCACTGCCAGCAAATGCACGTCGTTTTATTTCGCCTTCGATGCTGGCACAAAACAATGCTATTGCATCATCACACTGTGCACTAAATTCTGCATCTGCATTCATATGGTTATAAACTTGTGCACGTGATACACCAGCCTTCTTGGCAGCAGCAGCAATGTTGCCAGATGATTCCAAGTATCTGCAAAATAGTGTACGCCACGGTGCACGTTTATTGGTTCCATCCTTTTTTACTGTGTCTAATGCCATGCACGCTACCTGCCTTTACATACTCACTTCTTTAGTTGTCATAATGCGTAATATTACATTAATAGTAGTATTAATAATAATTATGATAGGTGCATATTCCTTCATTGCGGGTTCATTGAGTAGTGCCAAGCACACGCTACCAACCAACAGCAGTGCATTTACCCAAATCGTTTTCGATTCATACCACGGTTTCATGTGTTACTCCTACTTCATGTAATTCAATGCAAATACTAGCACACCATACAGTGCACTGATGGCCATCAGTACGCCCTTCCATTTGGTTTGTTCTTGCTCTAATTGACTAATGCGTGCTTCGAGTGATGCAAACTTTGCATTGCCTTCGTCTAGACGTTTGGCAATGTAGGTAAGGTGCGTGTTGATTTCTGCCAGCTGTGTTTCGACAGTGCTCATGGATTGGTATCCTGTACAAATCGTGCACGCAAATCAGCACGCACGATGTTCATATCTATCATAGTGCCAGGGCAGGTTTTCTTGCTGCCTGTTTCTCTGTGGCCTAGTACAGTATTCTTTGATGGCTGCAGGCCACGCCAACGCAATAACGTTTCTGCCACATGGTACATGGTGGTGCGTTGTTTCTCTGACCATGCATGATGATCGAAATAGCCAACCATTTCAATGCCCCACGATTTATTATTCCACATGGCAGCATGTGTGCCTGGCTCATTGATGGCCGTCATTTGCCAAATGCCATCTGGTGCAATAAATAGGTGTGGACCACTGGTCCAGCCAAGGCCACAATAGTAACGCATCATGCCAGTCATGGTGGCCAAACCACGCCACTGATACTCCTGTGGCGAATAGGTATGATGCATGATAATTGTTTTGGCCCAATTCGCAATGTTGCTGTCATATGACCATACATGCGTGCGAAAATCTTCTGCAGATTTCCACTGCCTGAAATCGTGGCGAAATAGTGCATCTGGTGTGGTCATGGTTTCATTACCTTCTTGATGTACACGGCCAAATCATTGATGTAATCCTGCACGTTTTCAATAGGTGATTTGCCTGCCAGGAATCCCATACGAATTTGGTAATTAATATCCCATACTTTGGACCACACCAGATCAGCCACTTGGTTTGGCGTAAGCAAATTGTTTACCTGTGTTTGCAGTGCTGCCACCTGTTGTTCGAGTGTGGTGACGCGTGCTTTTAATTGCTGCATGCTTACATTGGTAGCATTGGCGGTGGCGTTGGCTGCACTGGCAGTACTGCTGGCACGATCTGCAGTTTGCTGTGCAGTGGCTGTGGCATTCTTTAGGCCTTGCACCTGTGCTTCATTTACATCGATGATGGTAGATGATGGTACATTGCTTGGATCAATATAGCCATCAATAAGCAAACGCCATTGCAGGCCGCGCGCGTCACAATATCCCAACCATAGCTGGTAATTGATTACTTCCAAATAGCCATTGCATCCTGGTTCAAACCAAATCAATTGTGGTGTGCTGCCTGGTGCAGTGCGATAAATATGCGATCCCCATGGACCGCCAGCAGTGGTTCTGCCTACCCATGTTTGGTATATTGCACCTGTGCGATCAATGTAGAAATTTGCACCACCTGCACTGTAGCTTGGCGCATTGACGGGTAATCTAATTGCAGTACTCATTGGCATTTACTCCGAATAAAAACAGCCATGTATACATACTAGTATACATGGCTGTTTTTTGTGGATTGGGGTTACATTTCAAGTGATGGCAGTACAGTAATTAATTGTTGCCAGCATGATTCTGCTACCTGCCTGTGTTCAGTTTGGGTATCAGGTTTGGTGCGTACATCACAGTAGTGCATCCATGATCTGACTGTACCTGCCATGTACAAACGTGATACCGTCAAGCCTTCTGGCAGCAATGCGCGTGCTTGCTCTTTGGCAATGCCTAGGCTAATTGCCTTTTCGTACATCGCTTGCGCCATGCTGGCCATTTGCGCCTGCATCATGGTCCACTCTACATTGATGTATTTATCATCTGTAACCACACTGTTTTGCCTGTTGGTTGTGTCCTGCAATCGTGCAGCACGGTTCGTAAATCCAAGTGCCTGTGTAGGATCTGCATAGCGTTGGCTGAATTCCTGAAATGAAAATGACCTGTGGCGTAATATCTGGCGTGCAATATCGCGCGTGGTGGTTATTTCCATTGTGATGCTGGCCATCTCAAATGGTGACCAGTGCCTGTGTTTCATCAGGTAACGCATCAGACGCGGTGCAGTGTCGTGGTTCGCCTGATTGGCAGGGTTTGATACCCTGGCACAATACACCACGAATTGTTCAAACGTCATGCCTGGCGCGTTGGTGGTGGCAATGATGGTGGCAGTGTTCATATATTTTTTTCATCATCTATTCTATTGCTAATGCTGGCATTTACCCAATGCCGAAAATGATGCAGGCATGGTTTATATTCCATGCCATTAAACCACCGTGATGTATGCCAGCAGCGATCATCAGCATCTGTGACGTATCGCCAGCAGGTATCATCCATTGATGTTTCTGCATAGAAATCAAGGCCAGCCACGCTATATATGAGATGTTCACTGGTGTATGTGTCAAACCCTTCAAATCCATTGTCATACTGCTGCCATGCAGTGAGTTTATGTAGGCTGGCTAAGTGCAGCATAAAGCGATCTGCAATTGGCCAGCGTGCATGATGCTCATCACTTCCTGCATTCACCTGTACGCCATCGATATGCATTTGTCTAGGGTTCACTGACCACGATAGCAAATGCTCTTTGCCATTGAATTGCAATTTGCCATTCCACACATCGCCATGTTTGGTAAATGCCACTTCTTGGCGAAATATATACATACGATATGTTTCGGGTTTTGGTTCGTATGGATTAAATATAAATTCGTTCATTGTTGCTCCTGCTCTGTTGTGCTTGAATCGTACATTTCCCATAAATCCATAAACAGACTAAGGTTGTCTACTTCAATTTGAATATGTGGG